CCAACACCAACCTGTAGTAGATAATCTCCGGTCTGAGTTACAAGACTTGTCCCTATGGATATATTGTGATTGAAATTACCGGATACATTATTATTATATCCTATAATAGTATTGTAACTACCCTCTACGTTTCTAAATGTACCATAGCCTAAATATGTATTTCTACTACCGTATCTGTTTTCATTACCGGCGTAATAGCCAAGAGTTGTATTGTAGTCACCGGTCTCTATGTCATTCAATGACTCATAACCAAATGCAGTGTTGTAGTAGGCGGTTTGGGTTATTGGTCTTGCATTAGGTGTAATTCCACCAAACGTATTCCCCTTCTCGTCTGAGTAAATAAGACCGTCTTGAGGATCATCTTGACTCAGGAACATATTATGAACATTACCGCCATCGTCCATAAAGTAAAGGCTTTGCGTCTGACCGCCGAGAACATTCTCTTTTACATATATCTTACCGAAATTTGAAGATACCGATGGGTCTGAGGGCTGCTGCTTTAATGCTATTGTTCCACTGTTAATATTAGTGCTGGCAATAACTAATGGGTCGTGAATAGAGTGAGCCTCCACTCCAACAGAAATATTGTCTCTTACTTCTAAGTCGCCAGCAAGAATTTCCAAGTCACCATTAACAATTTCAACACTATTGTTAGAGTGGTGTATTTTAATAGTCTCTGTGTATTGATCTAAAGTATTATAAGTTCTAAAATATGAGCTATTGTCTGAAGGGTTGAAGGCTATCTCTAGACCAGAAGCAGGAGAATTACCATTAGATAGGATTTGTATGGTAGATTCATTTTCGCCAACCGAAGAGATTCTTAGATCAGCACCGCTCTGAGCGTGAATGTTCAAGATAGTTTCTGGCAAGAATCCATCTGAACCATCTGCGTAGCTTACGTTTGTGATACCTACTACGCCGCTACCCCGTTCTCCACTAGCCCTCATTACAACCAGAGATTCTAGATTTGGATTTATATTTCCAGAATCATAAACATGTAAAGAAAATCTATCTTTAGATTGATTGGTATAACCTAGTTCGTCTTTATGGTCATGGTATATAAGTCCAAATCCATGAGGTTCTTCCGAAACTCTAGAGCTATATTTTGTACCTACATCTATTCCAGACTGATTAGAGGCAAATGATACAATGTAATTGTCGTTAACTCCAGAGTCTCCAAGAAAACTTACGTCAACACCCGATAAATAAGCCAAATTAGCATCTAAATCTCTCTCGTAGCCGACATGAACCTTATCTGGAGAGTTTGTCGTAAGAAATATACCATGACAGCCACTCTGTTTTACTAGAGATAGTTTACCATCTCCAAGTATTCTATCTGTAGCAACATGTCTACCCGGAAGGGTTCTTATGCTTACATTCGACTCCCAGTGAGACCTAGAGTAGACAGAATCTTCCTCTAAGCAGTCTATATCAATTTCTGCGGATCTAAATATCCAACTATAATCTCTAATGTAGCTAGCGCCACTTGAATGAGCTATAAAGCCAGCTCCGTCAATACCGGCGTCATTTAAATAGCCGCAAACCTTACTTGCTTGCGACCAGTCGCCATCTGAACATAAGCCGCTTGAGCCAAGGTGTAGTGTTGTACATTCATATATACATTCTGTTAATGTATTATATTCTATATCATTTATAACAGCTCTACCACTAACCAGAATGTCATTGAAATACCCGTCCCATAGAAGATCTGTAGCCCCTAGACTGTATATGTTGTTGTTTTTTGGTACGATATTTCCATCTACAGTCATAAGTCCGCTATCGCCAGACGGACTATTTGTTCCTATTCCAATCTTCCCACCAGAAAAGTAAACTGTTTCATTTATAGAATTCCAATTTCTATTTGAATTACCTATATTAAATTGATAGTCAACAGATGGTGTTATGTCTCCAGATGTTTGCAAAACACCGTAAGAATCTAGATGTTTAACACCAATGCCAACCCTCAAGTTGTCCATCTCTCCGTAGATAAGTGGATTGGGACCATCGTCGTATTGCGTTTGACAACCAGAAGTCGCGTTGGGGTGAGCGCCTATGAATAGCTTATAATCATCATTTTCAGCAATGTAAAACCCAGCCCCGTAACCAAGAGCTACGTTAAAGTTTCCGTGTTTATTATCAGAAAGCGCATATGAGCCAATTGCAACATTGCTCTCACCTTGTATATTTGAAGAGAGTGTGGCTGTGCCGATTCCAATATTCCAGTTTCCATAAAGATTACATTCTAATGTATTGAAACCGATAGCAATATTATTTCCACCGTCATAGTTCTCTTTTAAGAGATCGTAGCCTATGGCGATATTATTAACGGAATTCCTGCCAGTGAAAAATAGCTTGTCAAAATTATCCTGACCTATAACAATAGTTCTGGAGTTTTCTGGATTAAGACCGGGATTTTCTTCTCTAAAGTTATTAGAGTATAGGTTTACTCCAGATAGTAAAGAGTTAACAGAATCTCCTAGATCTATGAACATAGTTCTTAGATCGGACGGAGAGATAGCCTGAGTATTCTGATCTGGAAATAAAGAATTAACCTGATCTAAATACTCTGTTTTAGATAAAATTGACATTTAACTACCTATTTAAAACTTATTTGTAGTGCTTCTGGATCAAACTTTAAATTATCCCCCATGTATACTATCCTTGGGTTGTTAAGAGCTGCTACCATTAGTAAATTTCCAGATCCGTAGCCGGGATGATCAGTTATGGCTATACCAGAAACCCACCCCCAGTCTTGAAGAGCTGTATCAAATGTTAAAGATCCAGAATTCCATATAACGCTGTTAACGCCACTTTCTCCAGCGTCCAGTGTCGAGACGTTAAAATTCCAAGAACTGTCTCCGAACGAGCTGGGATCACCGATATTGATTCTTCTGTAGCCAGTATCGACACCATTTACGCCGCTTGGTAGCTCTTGAAGCCATCCTCCGGTCTCGAAGTTTTTTGCATTTCCAGATTCTACCGGAACGCCACTACACAAGGCAATAGATAGGCCCGTGGGTTTTGGGAATGAACTGCCCCTAAATACGTGGTGCAGTAATCCAGATTCTAAATAATCAGACAAGGCTGCCATTTTAAACTCCTAAAAAAATAATCCTATAGATATCTACAGAGTATTATACACATTTCTAAAGCATATATAAAAAAAGGAAAGGCAACCAAAAGATTGCCTTCCCTATGTATTTATCTATTTAGTATAATTACTAGAACGAGCCTAAGATAACTCTACGGTTATCTAGAACGCCGAATCCTAGCTCGGCCCAACCGTACCAGCCAACTCTTTGTTGACGGTGTAGGGTAGGATCTTCGTGGATACTTACGGCTTGTTTCATTGGCATAACGAAGCTGTCGTTAGCACCCTGATCAAGACCAACTACCAACTCAAGGTCACTACCTTGAACTGCACCACCAAGACCGCTACTGAAGAATTCTTGGTACTCTTGACCTTCTCCGAGTTCATCTAGATCGTGAAGGCTTACACCAAAGATATTGGTGATAGGAGCGCCATCTCCACCTGCGTTGTAAATTTGGGTTCTGACGGCATCAGACACCTGATCAAATCCCCAGTTACGAACATCTTCGAGAGCTTCTGGAGAAACGTAAAGGTCGGTCAAACGGCCACGATCACCACTTCCGGTGTTACCACCAGCATTACGGCGCATAACAGTCTGCATCAAGCTAACAAGTCTCTTCGAGAACATACCAGCAGTTGCATCACCGTCATAAACCAAGATGTTACGATCAACACCAGCTGCGAGAAGGGTGTGCCATCCGTCGTCATTCATTTTCTTGACGAAGCCAGCTTCCAAAACTTGCATAGCGCGAGCGGTAATGTCCCAACGAGCTTCGCGAGCATAGCGAAGCAAGAAATCAATCGAGCTAGCGATTGAGTAGGTTGGAATCATGACGTAATCGCTCTCGACCGCACGCTCAGGAATACGTCCGTGTCCCGGATTGGTGTAAGCAACATGCTCACCCTCAAGTCCCGGAGCTAGAAGATCCAGTGGGTACTCGGTGCTTCCACCGGGTTCTACGTTGATTGTCTCAAAAATATTACCGAGAATATTTCCAAGAAGAACGCCTTTACGGAGAGGTAGTTCAAGAGCTTGAGCAAATTCTCTCTGAGCTGCAAGAGCAACGTCCATATTAGCATCGCCACATTTGCGAAGCATTGAAATAAATTCTTCGCTAGGTCTTTCTGTATATGACATTATATTTATCTCCTATTTATTTATTTAGGCAAGTGGAAGGTTAACGTAGACTTTGGCGTAGCCATCTGAGTCTTGCTGACTCATGAAACGACCGACCGCCTGTCCAGCTGTCGAAACATTGGTAAGATTACCAGCATTAGAAGCTGATGCGTAAGCGACTTCGCCGGGTACGATGGTAACAGCGTCAATGCTATTAGTAACAATCCAACCACGGGTCATGACAGTTACCTTGCCACCTTGCTGAATTTCATCTTTGTATTGGTTAAGATGAGTTCTAGTTAGGTCTTTGTTTACAACGTCATTTAGCAAAATACCAACTGGTACAGTGCCTGTCGTCGCAGCTGCATATTGAACAAGATTAGCACCCTGATCCATAGCTGCACCTGAAGCGTTAGCTGCGTCGATCAGAACAACGCCACCACGGGTTGCGGTACCAGCATTATAAAAAAAGCTGATATCTGTTGATTCTTCATATCTATCTGCTTTAAGAGCCATAGTTTTATTCTCCTATTAAAATTACTTAGTTGAAAGTACGTTCTTAGAAAGCCAGTCAGAAATACTAGCTCTAGTGGATTCTATCTCATCTTCTCCGGGAACAGTTTCAATAAGAGTTGCCTCGGAAGTTTCTAGGTCTTCAAGAAGTTCTGGGGTAGCTTCAGCTTCAGCTTGCTCGTCGTCAGCTTTAGCTTCCTTTTCCTTCTTCTTTTTTTCGATTGCTTCCTTCATTTCAGGAGGCATACCAGCTTCTGCTTCTTTGTCTTTTTTGACTTTCTCTTTCTTGCCATACATAGCGACAACAGAATCAAACGCTTCGTCAGCAAGCCCGTCAAATGCAGCTAGTGCATCTTCTACGTCTTCTGCTTCAAATCCAGCTTCTACAAGAGCAGCTTTACGCTTCTCCATCTTTTCTTTCTTCTTCATCTCTTCTACATGCTCCTTAGCAGATGCCAAGTCTTGTTGAGATTTAGCAAGAGCATCTTCCAATTCTGCAACACGAGCTTGAGTACTCTTGATGCTTTCTTCTAGTTCAGCAATGCTGCTATCTTTAGCTTCAATGTCAGCTTCAAAAGCCTCGACTTTGGAAGCAAACTCTTTATCTTTTGCTTCTTCAATTTTAGCTTTAATCGCATCGTTTTCCGCTTTAGCAGTAACAAGTTCAGCGCGAACTTCTTCTAGCTGCTTTTCTAGCAAGTTATCAGACATATTAAATTCTCCTATGTCGAAGTTAGAGTTATCATCTAAATTAAATGCTACACTGTTTAAAATTACACTTCTTGGGTTGGCGGGCTTAGAGACCAAGCCTTTACCAGAGAAAGAGATATTTTTCAGCGCTCTGCCTATCTTATATCCTTCGTACTCTCCATTCCCACCGTATGATCTAAGGTGTTTCGTAAGGAAGGCGGACTCTTCGTCTCTTGCTAAGATTTTTTTAACACCGTCTTCATTCGACAATGCATAATCAAATCCAGCAAATAAACATTCCATTGAAACATACCACTTTCCCTCTTCTATCTCGGAGATTATTTTCTCCATTCTTTCTCTATTTTCTTCACCAGTCCAACTATTGTAAAGAACAGCTTGAGTAATGATGTCAAAATCTTCAGGCATTTCAGAATCATCTGCAACGGCCTTTCCGTCTTTAGTTAAAACATAACTACCAGTAATATGTCCGATGATATCGTTTTCATCGTGCATAAAATTAAACTGTTTATCTTCTGGTGTATTTCTTGCTGCCCAAGTTGCCTCTGGCATGAACACGTCATCATTCTTATTCCAACCACAAGAAACCAGTACAGATTCTAAATAATATAGATCTATTTGATCTTTGTTTTCTGCAACAATTTTCTGAGCGGCGTGTACAACATCAGCTTCAGTTACATTTGTTTTTACTGATGCCTCAGAGCAATATGCAACACTGGCGGTACTCTTAACGAGTTCGCCAATACCATCGTTTATTTCATGTTGATATATTTTTATTGTCATAGTTCACCTCTAAAGATAATATACACAAAAAAATAATTTTTTTTATAAAAGCACCGATTAACTACCCAGAGAGTACTCTATAAATGCGGAAATTGCACGTCTTTTGTAATCTTCTAAGTTCATCTTTTCTGGGTTAATATTTTGAGATTTTAAAGAATTCCTCAAAGAATTTGGGGTGGCAACTTTACGATTTATACAATTTACTATTTCTTCTTCGCTACATTCACCTAAGAGTTTTATGTTAGATAGAATGTCTAGTTTTAGTTGTTCAATATCTTTCACTTCAGCTCTCGTTAACTGTCTCATGTTCTTTTTTCCCTGAGAAGATAAGTAAGCATTATTTATTAGCGCTGATATTGTTTCATATTTTTCGTTAGCCCAAACAATTAATTCTGCAACACCCGGTTTTGATTTAGGGGTTTCAGTTCTTTTTTTTCTTGGGCCTTCGTCTATCTTGTTTTGCGGCCTTCCATTCGGATTTACTGGTTTTTGTGACTCTTTCTTGACTTGTATCTTTTCATTTATTTCGCCTTGTTTTTCAATTTTTTCCATATCTTTTTGGTGATTTGGATTATGAAACGGGCTAGCTTTTTCTGGAAGATTTTCTTTATTTCTATCCTTATCTTCTCTTTTTAGCCTCATTTTTTCAACCTGTGGAATTTCTTTAAATCTTTCTAGGATTGTCTCATGGGATATGATGTCCCTGTCTGCAAGTTGTATTAGTAAATTTTTCTCAGATGATTCATCAGAAAGGCTCATTTGATCATAAACAATGTATGGAGATTTCCTAAAGCCCATAGCTTTTCTGACAATCTCACATTCTTTTTCCCAGAAGGCTGTTAATTGATCTCTTCCGTACTGAAGTCTCTCCACTAACGTTTTAAGGGATATGAAGTTATTGGTGAATCCACCGCTTTGACCGGCAATCCCAGTTAGTGTTGGAGGAACACCGAGGCCAGCATATATACTATTAAGAACTGACTGGTATTTTTCAGAGCCTAAGAACTTATAAACTTGCGACTGACTTTCTGTGAATTTTAGCTCTGGACCCCAAACCAAGTCCATAGTACCGCCCCCGACGTTACTCGCTAGAATGTCTCTTAATTTATTGATTGCAGATTTGTTTGGTAGTATTTTATAATCTAAATCACCCAAGGTCCATAGTCTTATATTAGAAATAGCACCATCTAATGCAGACATATCAGCGAGTCTCATCTTTTCTAGCATGATTATATCATCTAGAATCGCATAGATTAGAGGATTGGACCAGTTGTTCCAGTCGTCTTTTTTGTAAAACGAGACTGATAGCCTTTCTTTATCTAGGCTGATTTTTCTTTCGCCTTTTCTTATTTTTGACTGAATATCTGGAGGTAGTGAGTTTAGAATCTTCTCCGATACATTTCCATCTTTAAAGTTGTCAAGAAAAGTATTTACTGAAACTTCTAGGTCTCTCTTGCCCAAGAAAAGATTAATGTTTCCATCTTTCGCTTCTATAGTTAAGGGATTAAAAAAAGTATACCTCCAAGGTATAACATTCTTTTCAAAGTTAGGCACCTCCACGGTAATCTCAGAACCCATAGACTTTATATACTTTGCTATATCTGGAGTAATATTAGCAAAACTTCTATATGCAATTACTTGGCCTGTTCTGTATAGTGTATTTAGAAATCTTTCTGACCTCTCTTTACCGTTAACTTTTTTAAACCATTGTTGGTAGAATTTTTCTACACTTTTGTTTTCATGTACTATACTTACACCCTGACATCCAAAATCACCCATTAGATCAATGACATTGCGAACGATACCAACTTTATCGTAGGCATCCATGCACATTTTAATTATTCTCTTTTGTTTAGATGGCGGTCGCTCTTCCGGTCTAAATGCATAGTAATCTCTAAAGCTATGTCCCGGACGGACGCTTCTACTGCTTTCTATGTCTTTGAATTCTCTGTAGTGATTAGCTCTAGATACACCTGTGTAGTTTTCGCCAGCTTCAGCAAATTGAGCAAAAGCTTTTTCTTTACTAGAAGAGTCAGAGTCGCTCCAAGTTATAATAGATTTATCGTCTTTCATGAAATCTCCAAGATAATAGTGATTACTATTGGTATATAATACAATTACAATTGCATTACTATATTATACACAAATTAGTAGATATCTTTCATATTATCTGAAAACCATGCGGGACCATTGTATAATTTACTTGAGGGGTCTTTTTTCTTAGACTTTTCTGACATCGCAGCAAAGCCGCCGTAAAAAGTGTAGTCTTCTTTGTCGGGAGTTCTGGCGATTATTCTGGCTGCCATATTAGCCATAATTAACGCAGAGTAACGGTCTTTTCTCATCTTAGATTTCTTACCAGCTGCAACTATAACTTCTGGGGTATCCCACCTGTCTCTACCACTAGCAGTCTGAGTCATCTGTATCATAGATAATTCATCTTTTAATTCTTCAATGTCTAGAACGCAGTCTTCAAGGGTGTCAAACATTCTGCCTTTCATTTCGTCTTGTATGCTAGACATACTTACAGATATAGAATCGAACATCGGAAATAGAATTACTTTGTCTTCAAAGTCTTTTCTTAGCCCGTGATTTGCTTCTGCTAACCAATCGTATTTAGCAAATTGGCACATTTCTAGTATGTGTAAACCTCTTTGATCATCTGTGTCTTGGGGTTTATCTTCATCTATAACAGGCCATATAGCTATTTCGTCTTCTTTTATTTTGTCTTTGTCGTGCAATGACTCCATAACTGCTATACCTCCACCCTGAGCATCCATAGCAATATGTACACAAGGAAAGAGTTTCATTAAGTCTCTAATCTTTCTAGCGCAATATGCATAAAAATCAGTCTCTGTTGAATATCCTCTTTTTACTTTTTCTTTATGTTCAGATCTATTGGTAGTCCAACAGTATACAATTTTTCTATGATCGTCATTTAATTCTAAGACAATAATACTAAAGTTGTCAACCTCCGATGCGGGGTCAACACCAAATACGTATATCTT